TGGGGAAACCGCATTACTTCCGTTATCACGTAGTGCAAAGAATGGGGTGGTAAGTCCTGCATTGGCTGTGGTGTATAGCACCGGTTTCCCCGATACCTTGAACCCGGCTTTAAATGCCAGCACTCCGGGGGATGGTGAATTAATCGAAAATGTATCCGGGGTGCAGGTGCATGTGAATGTCCCGGCGATTGTAGGTAACAGGTTAAACCTCGCGGTTCTTGCAGTACGTGAATAGTGATCGGTGATAAGTGCGATCTGCCCGTTTGTATCGGTTGAAATGAAGTTTCCCTCTATCTCAAACCGTCCCCCTTCTATCACACCCATCACAAACTCACGATAGTTGTCCGGGCTGTCGTGGTTGGTAATGTCAATCTCTTCTGCACTACTCGATGGGCCGGATATATTGGTTAGCTCCGCTACGGGGTACTCGTTCCAGACAAACGAAACCCCCTTTGCCGCTACACCTGATGAGGCTGTCATTTAGATACGCCTCATGCGGTGAATGTCGGCTTTCCTGTGATCTTGATCGTGCCGCTTATACTCAACTTACCTGCTACGGGTGCGCTGATCTGGAAGGACTTAACATACCCGTTCCCGGCGAACTGTGAATCACCTACATCTGGATATACAACAGTCCATGCCGCGTTAGTCCTCGCGTAGTGTGCCGCGATCACTGCCGCCTGCCCTGCATCGGTTGACACGAAATTGCCAGAGAATGAAATAGTCCCGCCGTCCAGAAGGCCTATCACAAATTCCTTATAATCGTCTGGTGAATCGTGGTTACTGATGTCAATCTCCTCACCATTGCTACCAGTTAGTTCTACGTTGTCCAGTTCTTTAACGGCCTGGGAATTGTATGTTAGTACCGTTCCCTTTGCCGCTATACCGCTCGATGCTGTCATCTTTTTTACCTCATCATAATACTAAAATTCTGCTCCCATAACGGCCTGCCCTTCGAGTCAGGCCCGTATGTCGTCGGGGGTGATTGCGCCTCCATGAGAAGGACAAAGTACGATCCTACGGTGGTATTCGCCAGTCCGTCGAAAAGGGCATCTATCGCGTCTGCCTTTGCCTTTGCTGATGCGTTTCCGGAAGTGTTACCGGCGGTTCCACGTGTGATGATCTGCACGGATGCATGGATAATCCTGGCCCCGTCGTGTGTATGCTCGGACACACCCCCGCGATAGTCAAACAGCATCATGGCTAAATCGGGCTGATCCGGAAAGGTAGATACTGCATGAAAAATATTCGAGGTGGACCCGATGCTGTTTGTTACCATGTAGGCGGCAATATCGGATAATAATGTCATGCGGGCCCCCGCCACATAGTATAGAATACAGTGAAGACTACACCCACTGCTGCAATTATACCCGCCACGATGGCTGCGATCCGTGTGGTTTCCCTTACGGTGGCCTCATGTGCTACGGTGAACTCTTCAAGGTTTCCTACACGTTTATTCAGATCGTCAAGTTCTTTGCAGTGTTCCTGTGTTATCTTTGACCCGTTCACTTCCAGGTCGCGCACCCTTTCGTCCATCTGGGCATTGAAAAACCCCTGGCGGTCGATGAAATCATTAAGGGTGTCCTGTAATGACATCTGCTTTGTTGCGATAACCACAAGGATATCATGGTCGCACATCTCTCCGAAGTCTTTCATTATGATGGTGCCTCCGGTTCGTGTATATGCCCCAGGAGAATACACGGTCTGCACTTGAGTTGTTCCGATAATTCCTCCTGTTTATGCAGGAGATACAGCAGTATTTCGCGGGTTGTTTTACCATCGCAGTCCGGGTGTGTCATCGGTTCACCTTGAAGAAAATTGCCGATTGCGAGCCCGTTGGGATCTGAGTCTTGGCATACTCTTCTAACAGGTTATACCCGTTTTTCATGAGTTCCGCATAGATCGCCTGTAGAGTCCCGCTATCTGGCAAGTCCTGGTAGGTTGTACCTGAATTACCATCGCTCTTTGTCCTGGTCCCCTCCGTGATAAACCGAAGGATAACCCCGGCGTGTGAGAACTGAAGACATGCAGACTTAACAATATCCCCGGATATGGATGTTATACCCCTACTGTTAAGGTATGACGTAGCCTGTCGTTCTGCCTCCTCCCCGATTGCTGTTAAAATGGTTGAAGATAGTTCAGACCCGGTAAGGTTCTTTATGTCTGTTGTCGTGATGTAGGCTAGTGCCATGCGTTCACCTCTGCATCCCCTTCTCTGTGAGTTCCCTGATATTCACGGTCCGTGATGCTGATAGCTGGTCAATAGGGCTGGAATAAATAACAGAATTAGATTCCATCATATCCCCCTGCCCGATCTCTCCACCAGTCGGGGATATCTCGTAGTACGCAAGTTCGGCAGCGGTGTATCCCGTTGAGTCCCGGCAGATGAGCGTCCGCTCGTTCTCCCACTCTTTCGTCAGGTATTTGCCTGTATTACCACTAAAAAGAACCATAGAGGTTGCCCCCCTATGGCCTTAGTACTGAACCCTGTATGTGGCGTTGGCAACCAACGATATCGCGTCAAACCGTGCAGTAACCTTCATGCCCACCAGGTCGCGGACCGGGTCTGAATACTGCTCTACTGCAATATCTTCCCTCATCCCGATTGCACCCGCTGCGTTCCTGTCGATAACGAGTCCACCGATATAATCGTTTGTACCGTATCCCCAGGTATATGTGGATGAACTGTCTGCGATACCGCATATGTGGTTGCGGCATCCGAAGAGCGACGGCACTAACCCCGTTGCGGTTGCCTGGTCCCCGGTCCCCGTTGATAGTGCGGTGAATGCCGAAAGGATCGCACCGTATCCGGTTGGATACCATATGATATCGGTAGGCGTGAACCCCTTCCCGATAAGACCACCTACTGCCGTTGCGGTCCCCGCGAGCCATGCGGCTGCTGTCCCGGCGTTGTTACAGTCTGCTGCTGTGCCGGATGACTCAAGGACCACGGATAATGCCTCGCGGTTCAGGGCGTTCTCGATCTTATACCCGGCCTTCCGGATCTCGTTGGCGATTACGTCGAACTTGGCATCCGCTACCATTTCCCGGCTGATAAGTGGACGCTCCCCGTATTTCACGGCGGTAAGTGTACCAACACTTAGCGTTTCTGTTGATACCGGCACTTCTGCGCCCTCACCAACAATGGATGCATAGCTACCAGTTTCCCCATAGGGGATCGTCATGACGGGTCCTGGCATCCGGTAGATCGGAAGCACGTTCCTCATGCACTTTGCGGGTTCCGAACCTTCAATGACCGTGGCGTAAACCTCGGCGGGAATAAGGTTTGTGGCCTCAAGTCCCTCGATGTGCAGGAGTTCCCTCGCATTCTCAATCTTCCCGGTATCGGGGTCCAGGTATGCAAGTGATCGCGGCACTCGGGTATCCACTGCGCGTTTGAACTCGGATGGTCCCATGTGTGCCATTTCAAGATAGTCTGCAAGCCTACGGGTATGAACGAATGAAGTCATGGTAATTATGCCCCCTTACCGAATGCAAACGGTGAGATCATAGCGTATCCTGTACCATTTGCGGCGATGTCCTCGAGTGCAATCCCCACGGCTTCACCGGCTGCTGCAACTGTGAATGTTTTGACGCACCCGCCGATATCGCAGGTCTGCAAGAAGTCACCTGCATCAATACCGGACCCCTTGCCCTCACAGACAAGGCATACAGTCCCGACACCCATGACTGCAAAGTAGTCCCCGGTGGCTGCTGACTCCATTGCCACGCCGAATACCCCGGCGGATGTGTCCGTATCTGATACGATAACGGTATTGGATACCCCGGTTGCTGCCGGTCCCACAACGGAACCTGCGAGAATTGTGCCGCCTGCGATACAGGTGATACAGGTTCCGAGATGTTTTGGTTTTGGATCGAATGCTGCTGGTGTAGTGTCAGCCATATTTATGCCCCCCTGACTGTCCCTTCTGCTTTGTTCACGAACGCGACAACCTCAACCTCTCCGAGTTCTTTGACAGTTGTAACTACGGGTGATGGTGCGGGGGTCTGTTCGATCTTTTCAATACGTGCTGCAAGTGCCGTAATAGAGTCCGAAAGCTCTTTCGGTATCTCTGCCTTTGCCGGCTCTGCTGGCTTGATAATCGCGGAAAGTTCCTTGATGAGATCCGCTTTGAATGCGTCCTTGTCGAAGTCTGCCATGTTTCCAGGCTCCTGTTCCGGGGATGATTCCTCCCGGTATGGTTCTGTGGTTTGTTCCGTTGGCCCGGACTCACGTTCCGTAAATTCGCAGGCATCCTGTTCTATAACAGGCTCCGGGGATGGCGTTTCATTAATCCGGCAGACTTTGCAGGCACCCCGGTTCACGAATGCGAATCCGTGAAAATTCAGGGTTGCCGCTTCCATCTGCCGGGTTTCAACGTTGTATTTTTCCTCCCCGGTATGCTCAACTGAAACAAAATTGATGAGTTTCCTTCGGACGAGTTCCTGTAAATCCCTGCTTTTCTGGGTTGCCCCGTATACGAGGACATCAGAAACCACCGCCCCGTTCTCAAACCGTAAGTTCGTTGCCTCTGCCACCTTGTCTGTTATGTCGCGGGGCGCCCCTCCGAGATGTCTAGACCATCCGGTAGTATCTGTCCAGTTGGTGGCAAATTCCTTCAACGTCTTTTCGGGATAGTAGAGCGCGGTCTGAACTGTGGAATCCGTCCATGTGCCAGATGCAAGCATCGGGACACCCTTGATCAACAGGCTCCCGTCTTCGTTCTGGATTAACTGACTTTTCCTAAATGGCTGTGCAAGCGCCCTGATATGTGGTATAGTCGCCGCCGGCACTTGCGGACCTTCGGCCTGGTGTGTTGTATCAGGGATAGAATTGCTGCCCTTGTCAGGCATAAGAAATTACTGCGAGTTATAACCTATATTTACATTTATGCATGACGGTAATAATCCGGGCGGATAAAAAAAGTCATTCTGCCCTGATCCGTTTCAACAGGTTCCGGACACCCCTTGCCGTGATGGGGTTTGAAAAAAGGATACTGGCCCGGTATGCCAGTTCACTGGGGAATTGGTGCATATTTTCCCTGATATACCTCTCCTGTGCCGGTGTGATGGGTTTTCCGGATGTCATGGTTTCCCGAAGTGATACCTGTGATGTCCCGTTACCATCTTTTCAAGTTCTGTTATCCTTAACTCAAGTGCTTTTACCTGCTCTTCCATTGTCGGGGGTTCCACCGCCATAGGCTGGTATACTTCCGGTCCTGGTTCACTATTCTTCCTTATCCCTTTTGGCATGAATTGATTTCCTCCTTTGCTTTATCGTAGAAATGCCCGAACAGATCCCATCTTTTACAGCGCGAGGTATCGAGGAATAGTTGATCCCCGTTGATTGTAGGCACTTTGACGAATGGGTATATCCGGCATGCTTCCGGCCTGTCGGGGTAATCGAGGATGCACCCCGTATCGGTAAGGCCCGGACATGTTTCTGTTGAAAACTGCCAGCCGCCGAGGATTAACACAGGGCCGGACTCCTGCACCTTATCGTTTCCGATAGCGAGTGCTAGTTTTACATATTCTTCAACAGTCATCCAGGGCTGCCTGCAACAGTCACCGCCGCATTCTTTACAGATCAGTTCCACTTTCATGGTGCAATCCTGTCTGTGATATAGTCTCTTAACCAGATGATGCAGATCATAAATGCGCCACCGACGATAACGCCTTCGATAAACCGCGAATAGTATTCAGTCATTATTTTACCTTTTCCTTGACTGTTTTCATATCATCTGAAAGGGTTTCAACAATGGACTTTTTCCCGGTTGTAAAGGTGCATTTGCCTTGATGTTTTACCTTACCGCACCTGGGACAGGCTGCTATCGTCATGATATTGCCTCCAGTTTGGCGTTATATTCTGTGAGTAGTTCCTGGTAGGCGGTGCGGTTCTCTTTTGTGGTGGTTTCATCCCCAAGTATCAGGGCTGCCATGTATGCCTGTGAAACCTGGGCAAGTTGTTGATTGTACTCATTTTCAAGGGAGAGTATTTTTAATTCTCTATCATATGCTGCCTTTGCGGCTGCATCATAGGATATCGCCCCGTTGGTTATGGTGACAAACCGATTTCCTGCCACTTTATCTGGTGTGTTTCCGGCTGCTATCCATATGGCAAGTTCATCATAGTTTTTTGGAACTTGCCGCTCTTCTCCCCATTCAAATTTTTGGATTACTGTGTAATTTTCAGAATCCGAATAGGAATAATAAAACATAGAAATCGTCATACTAAACTCCTTTTTGGGACAACTGTGCCATCAATAATACAGGAATTATGAAATCTTAAGTCCTGCATATATCCCTTAAAATATCTTGGATATGTGGGCCTCTCATATCCAATAGTGAAATTACCGG